TGACGATAAAGGCGTGGCCTTACGTGACGCTCTCAGTAAAATCTACGGACGCGACAAGTGCTGGACTGTCGAGTACCCAGCCGGATGCAAGGATGCCAATGACGTACTCAGGACGCATGGTCCGGAGGTACTAGTCGCGTGTTTAAACAGCGCGAAGCCGTTCCCCATCCGTGCATTGCAGGGTGCGGCACAATACTTCGACAAGGTGTTCGATCTCTACTGGAACGGGAAGGCACGCGGCAAGACGACCGGGTATGAGCACGTCGATACGTACTACACCGTGATGCCGGGTGAGTTGGAGATCGTCACTGGCATCCCGTCCAGCGGCAAGACCAATTGGGTTGACCAGCTGATGGTCAATCTGTCCGAACGCTACGGCACGAAGCACTGTGTGTGCTCATTCGAGAACCCGATGGAGCAGCACCTTGGGATCCTCGCGGAGAAGCGTGCACGTAAGTCCTTCGTGGGCTACGGTGAGTCACGCATCAGCGAGGGCCAGCTGAAGACCGCGCTGGAGTGGATCGATCAGCACTTCGTGTTCGTGCGCTTTGACGACGACACCGCACCCACGGTGGACGGCATCATTGCCCACGCCCGCGCCGCGAAGATGCGGTATGGGGTTGAGACGTTGGTCGTGGATCCATGGAACTACATCGAACAGTCACGCAAGCAAGGCCAGTCAGAGACGGAGTACATTTCGGAGGTGCTTAGCAAGCTGCGTATCTTTGCGCAGAACCACGACTGTCACGTGTGGTTGGTTGCCCATCCGCCTAAGCTACAGAAGGACAAGGACGGTCAATTGAACCCGCCCACGGGGTATGAAATCTCAGGCTCGGCAAACTTCTACAACAAGGCCGATGTCCTTACTGTGGTGCACCGCAATCCTACGGTGGCACCACAGCAAGTCGATATCATCTGGCGGAAGGTACGGTTCAAGATGACGGGATCGCCGGGTCAGGTTCAGCTGAACTACAATCTCGCGTCGGGCTGCTATGAGCAACAGGGTTAAGATGCAGGCTCCGGGTCACCGATCATAATTCGCATCGTGCTGTCGCTGTTGGCGCGTATCTCGTATCGTGTGTCCATTCCGTTCAGCAATTGTGTGAATGCAATCGCTCCGTTCGGGTACGCGTAGTCATAGAACGCCTCACCAGCGATAGCGGTGTAGAATTCAGTGCCATCAAAGATCATGGCCAACTCACCGGTTCTGCCTTGGCACGATGCCATATGCAGGAACACCACCGTCCGCATGCCATTGGTCAGCACGCGGTGGTCAATAGATTTGCAGTGCAGGACTTTCTTCACCATCTTCTTAGCGATGGCGATGTGGGGCCGTGTGTCAGTTGGTGACATGACCAAGCCGCCTGTGATCGGGCCTTGCACGGCACGACCAAGATCCTTCGCCACTGCCGGGGTTGCCAGCAGCAGGGTTAGTACGAGTAGGCTACGCATTGGGGTTCTCCTGTCGGCTGGCTTCATCTTCAGCGAGCAGTTCATGAAGCGGGCGGGGCGTGATGCTCTTCAGCAACTTGACGAGAGCGAGTAGTTCGGGTTGCCCGTCGTTGCTGCCGTTTAGGTAGAGGCTAGCGCGTAGGTGGTAGCCGGGACCAGCCTTCTCACATTCATTGGCGATAAGCTGGCGGGCGCGGATAACGAATTGATCGGGTTCCATATCATTCTCCTGTGTGGGTCAGCATGCGGCCAAAGAAAAACCGGGGTCAATGCCCCGGTGCTTTGCAGTACGTGTGTATGCGGCCTTGCCCCGTCGAGGGCGGACCACCTGTGGCCGGATCAACCGCACCGCTTTGGCGATGGGGTTGCGGCGGGGGTTAAACGGCTTGCGTTTCACGTGCGTTCCCAATCATAAAGGGTTGCGTTAGAGAAAATGCACTCCACGTAGATAGGGCCTTCGATACATTCCACGACCGCGTAAACATCGGGGTCACCGTTTACACGGCGGCGAGCCTTCCAATAGAGGTTAACGCTGTTGGCGCTCGTCTCCATAACCTCACCGTTGACGCGGTACTCATACACTTCGCGGTCACGATTCTGGATGTACTTCACTGTCGCGTCTCCTGTGCTGCGATGATCATGGTAATCGTCTCGTCGGGTAGGTCATCCACGATCAGCATGAGCATGCCGATCATCCGGTCCAGCCCTACGTAGCCAAACGTTTCAGCGGTGTCATCAACCTTCGCGTCTACCACTGCACCCATCATCTGGCTGAACGTGATGTCATCCATTTGCCCCGCGTCCATCAGCGCATCCATCATGTCGTGGATCCGTGTGTTCCACTCACGCTTCATGCGGTCATAGACGCGAAGGTAGTATCCCCCCTCGTCGTCGTTGTACCCGACAACCACACAATGTTCGTGGGCTGTCGGGTCCAGTTCGATCTCATGCACCGTCTGATACTGCCTGTTCTACTAGCACACTCGGCAGCTGCTTGCGGTATTTATTTACCAGCTTGCGGCCCAATGCTGCCTGCTTCGGGGATAGTGTAGCACGGGCGGCAAGGGAACACCCGATCTCCGTGTCCAGTTTGTTGAAGCCAATGCCGTTGATCTCCCGCGCGTGGTCGAGGTCCGTTGCAGCCAGCATGCGCAGGCCGGTGTGGATGGCGGTTACCTGTGCGGGTGTCAGCAACTTGGCTTCAGCGGTAATGTCGATGCGCGTGACATCGATGGTCGAGGGCGGATCTGGAAGTACAGGTACAGTAAGATCGGGCATGGCATGCTCGGTGTCAAGGGCTTGCTCGATGACACCCATCTTCTGGACTAGGGTACGCGCCATGTTGGCGTCGATGGATCCTTCCAGTACGAGGTGCTGTACTAGCACACTGCTACGTTGGCCGATGCGGTGGGCACGATCTTCTGCCTGTTGCATGTCGGCGGGTGTGTATGTGAGTTCGGCAAAGATCACATGGCTGGCAGCGGTGAGGGTCAATCCCACGCCAGCCGCCTTGATGTTGCCAACAAACACGGTGCACCCCGGATCCGACTGAAACCTGTCCACCGCAGCCTGTCGTGCCTCCAATGGTGTCTTTCCTGTGACCGCGACACACTTTGAACCCAATGCAGCCACAAGTTTATCGATGACAGCATGGTGATGCGCGAAGACGAGCACCTTATCCGTGCAGTTTTCCAAGTGCTCCAGTACGTACGGCAGCTTGGCGATGGCAGTGTCACGGCGCGCGGCGGCGATCTCCTGAAACGCATGGCTGGCACCATCACGGAGCATGGCCACCGCAGTGCGGTAGTCTTCCGGATCCTCGCTGGCCTTGGCTAGTTCGACCATTACACGCAGCTTGCTGAGTGACCGCATGGCATCGGCCACCACCACCACCTCATGTGCAATCTCCTTCGCGGCACCATTGGCAGGGAACTCGATCACCTGTCGGCGCTTGGCGGGGAGATCGGTGAGCACGTCCTTCTTGAGTCGGCGCACCATAAACTTGCTGCGCAACACCTCCTGCAACTCGTCAAGGTTCGTCGCTCCACTATCGTCGTACCCGAACCGGCCCTTATGACCACCGCAATAGCGACCAGCGAACCTCCAGTAGTTCGCGAAGGTGGCAGGGTCGAGGGCATTAGCGATACTCCAGATTTCCTTGGGGCGATTGAGGATAGGCGTGCCCGTGAGGAACACACGCTTGCGTGCAGTGATGGGTGTATAGGTGATCTTCTCAGACATCGGTGTCTCCTGCGTATAGGTGGCGCTGAAAGATGTGTTGGTATCTGTGGTAGATCTCAGCCGCGTGCTGGTATTCCTCCCAAGCATAGATCGGCAACTCAAACGCAACAGCACCTTCATCGGGCGTTTCATCTACAGATACACCTTCGTCCGTTTCGAACAGAAACACAGTCATGATTTCGTCAGACATCGGACTTGTCCTTTTCGATGTAGCGGGAAACGAGATCGCGAGCGCTGCCTTCCTCGCCGTAGCCGTAGCCGTACACATCGGCTTCGTCATACCCAAGGTAGACCAGCGCCTCACACACAAGCGCATCACGCCGGGCTAGAAGGGCAGCGGCATAGGGCATACCGTGTCCCTGCCACCAGCCTTGGTTCTTATCGCTCCACTTGTTGAATGCGTGCTGCCCACGTCCCTGCCCATACAGGGGGGTGACGCGGGTGCGGGCGTACTTAAGTGCGGCGGTGATGGTGCGCTTCTCAGACATGGTATCCTCCTAAAATGAGATCGTCAGATTGCGGCCAGTGTCACGCTCAAGCTGTGCTATGATAGCGGTCCTGACTTCGGTGTCCCATACTTCATCATACTTCACAGCAATATCACGCATCCCTTCGCGTAATGCTGCATAGATTTCGATGTTGAGTGCATTGGTCTTCAGACTGTTGACCACGCGATTGACCAGCCTTTCGACCGCACGATCACCAGCTTCCGTGTACATCCCGTATGCCCTTGGCATGTGATCCTCCTGAGTGTTTAAACACGCGATGCCGCGTTGCGCTTAGCCGACTTCGTGACCGTGCCACCTAGCACAGCACACGTGCGCTCTGCCTTCGGTGACTTCAGGTAATGGCTCTCATCCACGATGAGGTAGTCCCATTCGATAGCATCAATCGCGGGACGATGCCGTGCCACGATATCATAGTTCACACACACGATGTCCGTGCGTGGGAAGTAATCACCTGCCGCAATGCCGAATGACATTGGCCGGATGATCCACATCTTTGCCTCGCGTTGCCAGTTTATCTTCAGCGAGGCGGGGCAAATGATCAGCACACGCTTGATCGTGGGATCCGTGTTGATCAGGACGAGGGACTGGCAAGACTTGCCAAGCCCCATCTCATCGGCAATCAACGTGTTGTCACGCGCCATAGCGTAGGCCACACCGGCACGCTGGTAGGGGTACAGCGTGCGGCCTTCAGGCACCGGGATGTCGATCTCGGTGTCCATTGCACGTGACGCCTCAAGCTGCGCCACCGTGTGCGTGATGTGATCGTGCAGCATGGTGCGGGCTGTGCCGATGGCAAAGCGGGCGAGCGTCGAAGCTTTGCGCTCATCATCAGTCCACCATACCTTCGCGGTCCCGTCCCACCGGAACCGTGCATCTTTGGGTAGATCCTTCTCGCTGAAGGTACACCGAAAGATGAACTTGCCTTGGGTATGCTCAAGCGTTGGCATTGTATACTCCAAGCGATACAGAGAGTGCTTCAGCTTTTCGTAAGGCACCCTCAAACGATTTGCATCGTGGTTGCCCGTGATACTTTCCATCCAGCGTCGGGCCATAGATGGTTCGCCGTACTTTGAACCAATAGGGGGTATCATTCCCAACACTTACGCGCGGGTGCAAAGCAATCATACGTTCTCTAAGATCAGCGTGTTTCATCACTCACTCCTGAGATGTTTGGGGATGGGCGGGTAGTAGTCATTCCCGCGTGCGTTGTTGCAGGGCTTACAGGCTAGGTCCAAGTTGTCGAGCGTATAGAAACCACCGTGCGTTCGCGCGAGGAGGTGTTCCAGCGTGGCGCTGTGGTATGTGAGCGGCTTAGCGCACCAGCAACAGGAGGGCGCAGGCCAACCGTCCTGCTGCTGTCTTGCGATGACTTGTTCCTTCCAGTATCCCGTCTTTGAGATACCGGCACCCATCACTCACCGGACGAAAGAATGTCGTCAATGATCTCCATCGCACGGTCATGTCCAGCGGTGGTGATCGTCAACTTACCCTTCTCGTCTGCGATGGCCAAACCCTCAGCGACAAGTGCCTCGCTGATGTACTCGCTTTTAAGAGCGGACATCGGATCAATGACCATCAACTTCTTTGCGGGACTGAACGGCAGTTTAAACACCGTGATCGTCTCGCGTGACATGCGCAGCTTGTACTTTTCATTGTCCGGATCAACGATGAGCAACATGCGTGTGGTCTGTGTCGGCTTGGCTGATGTCATGCCAAGCATCGGAGCCATGGGATAGGGACCGATCTCATCCAGCACAGCCTGTGCTTGCTTGATGTACTCCGGAAGCCACGCCGTGCCGCCCTTGCGGTTCTTAATCTCCTGTCCGATGTCAGCAGCCAGCGCCTTAAACTCAGCGCCATGCTTATGCTTGTCATACCCGGCGTGCCACAGTGCACAGTGGACGAACTCATGCCACACCGTGCACAACACCTGAAGATCACCCTCAGCAAACATCGGGTGATCCTTGTCTACCATGTCACCCTGCAAGATGGCCGTAGACATGCGGGGATTGATGAAGATTTCGTACGTCGTGTCACCTGATACACCGGATGGCCACGCCTCACCTAGTGCATGGCTGCGCTTGCCACCGCTAGGCCAGCCACAGCCGATCCGGATCTTTGGAGGCAGGGGATAGCCAGCCTTGGCAAAGACAGGCTCAGCCGCAGCCTGTGCCCGCATGAACCACTCTTCGCGGGACTCGGCGTGGTGCTTATTGGAGGGCACCACCTTGAGCGTCGTGATCAGCTGTTCGGCGTGGTATGCCTCGATCATGCGGCGTGCATGGTCACGCGTGATGGTCACGCGGTCATTGGACAGCAGCTTGGCAAGCTTGAAGTCCTTGTGCCCTTCAGCGATGTAAGCGCGGGCTTCGGCGGTCAGGATGGATGGCGTGCTAACGTGCATCATAGCGTGGGATCCTTTCGGGATTTCATGGTGGATTGATTGCGGAAACCAGCAGGATAGGGTGCACCGTTACGTGCGCAGTATTTCCGGATACCGTTCATCACGGTGGTATGGTCTTTGTTCAGCCGTGCGCCGATCTGATTAAGCGACAGGCTGCACTCTGTGCGCAGCAGGTAATACGCTTCAGCCCGTGCTGCCACGATGGGAGCGAACCGTGCTGTGCCTGTGATGGCATCCACGGTGACGCCGTGCTGTGCTGCCACTTGGGAAATGAGCATGGCCGGTGTGCGTTTAAACACGTGCGGCTGTGCTGCCTTCGCGGCCATTGCAACGTTGGCAATGTGTGCGTCCAGCCATTCGTTGTCTGTGAACGGTGGCTTAGGCGGTGGAGGCGGTGGTTCGGGTTTGTGTACCTTGACCGGCACTGCATTGCGTAAGCGGTAGCGCTGTGGTGCAGGGCGGAACTTGTCGCGCAGGCGGTGGTAGTTCTGGACAAACGCTAGTGTCGTCACTGTCGTGACCTCCTGTGATGTGAACTTGTGATGGCCGTATGCGGTGCATGTCCGCGAATGCGATGACGGCACGTGCAATGGCGTGTGCATCGGGTGCCACGTGCACGGTGGCGGTGGCACCCGATGGGCTGGTGAAGGTGAGTGTCATGCCGCCTCAGCCTGCTCAACAGAGGGCAGCACACGGGCAGCACGTGCCCATTCGGGTGCACTGTCCGGACGGTCATGACGCATCGGCATCAGCAAGCCGAACGTGTTCGGGCACTGGTGAGTAGACACAACAGCCGGTCCATCACCGTTGTGGCCAATGCCAAAGGTTTGCATTTTCCAATCCGCAATGAGGGAGAACGCCTTCTGGAAATCGTGCACGTCGCCTCGCGGATGAACTGGACGCGGGTGACTATCCGGATGCGGCATTGC